GGGTTTCAGTACCATCCAATGTTCCGGTAAATCCAAAACGGTAGCGGCATCCGGATAGTTTAGTAAGTATAGAAGTAAGAGATTTTGCTTTGAAGAGATGAGCTTCGTCTCCGATGACAACATCAAATGAATCAAAGAATTGCTTAGGTAACTTGTATATGCTTTGCCAAGTGGTAATGGTGATTGGTTTGTCTGTTCCCTTATCTTGTCCAGCGAACACACGATGAACAAAGCGATCGGATTCAAAACCGTAATCAGCAAAATCACTGGCAAGCTGACTAACCAAAGAAGTAGTTGGTACAATAATAAGAGTGCGTTTCGCATAATACCTCACAAGTAAATAGATAATAAAAGACTTACCAGAGGCTGTGGGAGAAAGAAGTAAAGCTCTTCTCTCGCGAACAGCATGAACGAAAGCATCCAACTGGTAATCCCTTGGCTGCATCGTAGGTTTTATTTTTTTAACGAAATCATTTGCTTCTTTTAAAGAGAAATTCTCAGAAGAAAAATCTGAAATATACTCTAATTCATATTCTCTAGTTTTACAGAATTCTTCTACGTATTTTGTTAGACCAGCATACAAAAGACCAGTCATAACATTGAGAAGTCGAATCTTCCCGTCCCAGTATTTAGAACGATATGCTGGCATAAACTTAGCACCAGGAACCATGAACGTGAAATACTCGCTCATCTCCATCATAACGCTTGGTTCTGCTTTGACTTTAATATATACTTCGTCAAACTTCTCTATTTGTACTGTTTCCATTACGCTCCCATAGTGAACTTCTGCCAATCAATAGCGTTACGGATTATGAAATTTCTATTCATAATAGTTTTTATTATTGATTCAAGAAGTTCTATCTTTTCTAGTTGATAACCAATTTTAAGAGAAAGGTTAACCACATCTTGGTCTGCATCGAGATACATAGGTATATCTCCTTTGAGGATCATACCTTTTGGTGGTAATTTCCATCCTTTGTCTTTAGTTTCTTCGTTTGGACCTTGAGTTAAAAATTCATATTTGTCAAGTTTGAGATTTTTTAATTCTGACTCTTGTTTACGCAAGATCAGTTTTTCCTTGACAAAAATCTGATAGTATTTATGATGGAGTTTGGGAATATTAAGAGCTTCTTCGCCGAGCTCAGTTTTGTCAATGTGAGAATCTTTTTGCCAGTTTTCTAAAATTTCATCAATGGTCATGTTTCACCTTTTCAAATCAATATTTTATTATAATATATTTTTTCGAAAAAGTAAAGTTAAATCTTCTCTATTTTATACAAAGTATATTTAAAAGTTGCTGAAGCTTCAACATAATTAACATCAGTATCAGTTGTACCAAAGGTCAAACCCGACAAAGTTATAGGATGAGCGTCGGTATATATTACTTCATAATTTGCCGCTTTTGTAGAAGAAAGAATCATTACAGAAATGTCAGAATAAATACCTTCGCCAGTCCATGATTTCTTTTGTTCTATTTCTCTGAACTGGTCGAATGTTTCTGGCTTACCTAGAGCCTTAATCCAGTTATGTATTTCTAGATAATTTTTAAGGTCTTCGTCGACTTTAAAAGTAATCTGCAACTCAGAATAATCTATATGATCTCCTGGAACTGGATATTTTACAAATGGTGTAGGAACATTTGGCGAAGATAAAGATATTTGAGGAACATTAATTCTTTGTATAAAGAAGTTGACATATGGCGCTTTCTTAATTGCGAACTTAAAATTAAGAGGACTAAGAAAGTTTTTATTTTCCGGTGTGTTATCTATAGCTGACATTTCAACTCCTTTTCATACTATTTATATATGAAAAAAGGGGCGACCGAAGCCGCCCCAGTTTCTAGATATTGGATCTTTGTCCAATACCAATTACATAAGATTTGTAACAACAACTCTACGGTAATACTTGTTAGTGCTGATAGCAAGAGCACCAAGACCCTGTGTAAGACCCTGAGCGAATGGGTTTGCAACCATGCCGTAACGAGTCTTAAAGCCGATCTTTGGCTGGAAGCTTGACTGATCAACTGCACGTACCATCTGTAGTGGAACGTATGGGCAATAGAATAGACCAGCGTCGAAAGCTGATGAACCCTTATAGCCAACAGTTAGATAGTTACCGCCAAGAGCGTATGGATCGATATAAACACGTAGACGACCATTTAGGATACCAGCGAAGGTATTGCCTGTATCGTCAACCTGTAGGTTGTTTGAGTTAAGAGCAGGAGCGTAGTCAAGAACACCAGCCATCTGTAGAGCAGAAGCAACGTCTGAAGAACAGATAACGATGTTACCCTTACCACGACGAGTCTGCTTGGCGATCTGGTTAGCTTCACGCTCTAGCTGGAACATTAGACCCTTGAACTTTTCAACTGACCAACGACCGTTTGAGTCAGTGTCAAGATCGAAGACACCAGCAGTAGTAGTGTTTTCCTGGGCGCCAGCTTCAGCTGTGATGTTGATAGTACGAACAACTTCACGGTTGATTTCAGCTAGAATTTCTGCTGAAAGAATGTTAGCTAGTTCTGTTTCAGCGTCTAGACCATGGATAGCCTTGAGATCCTGAGCTAGTTCCATAGTATACTCTGCCTTTAGAGCACGAGTGTTAGCTGTTACAGTAACCTTCTCGATTGAGAAAGCCATCTGTGGGAAAGCTGTGTTTGAATCAGTTCCTAGTGCTTCTGCCTGAGCAGTTGACATACCAGTGCCAGTGTTATATGTATTAACAGCTGTTAGTGGTGATGTGTTAGTTGCACCTGGAATAGTTCCAACATGCTTCTGACCAAAGGTGTTAGCGCCTGAAGTAACAGAAGAGAACTGAGTGTTAACTTCGTTGTAGAAAGTTTCTGCGCCAGCGTTGTTGAATGTAGTTGTATTTGCATAGCGTGAACGCATAGCAAAGATAAGGCCAGTTGGGCCAGTCATTGGCTGAACGCCGCAGATGTCGTATGCCATTAGGTTTGGCATTGCACGACGAACTAGAGAAATTAGGACAGGATCGAAAGTATCGATACCACCAGTTCCCTGAGTTGAAGATGAAGCGCCCATTAGGTTGGCTGGAACAAGTGAACTTGTTTCAGTTAGTGTCTGATAGTCACCATGAGCAGCTGATTCACGGAGAGCCTTCTCTGTGTTCTCAAGCATAACTGCTGTGACTGAACGGCGGTGCTGGTCCTTAATGCTACCAAGAGCATCATGGTCTAGGACTGGAGCCCACTTATTTTGAATTTCCTCAGCTAGATACATTTAGGTTTTCCTTTCTTAGAAATACACTTTAATTTATTTATAATATATTACTTTTTAACTGTTCTGGAGATAGCAGCTAGATAACGACCAACCGTTGGATCGATGTTTCTAGATTCGTTTACTTCTCCTTCAAATGTTTCTTCTTCAATTGAAGAACTTGAAGTTGCTTCATTTCTGAAATAGTTTTCTTTAACGATCATTAGCTTCTTAGCATAAACGTCAAGATCACCGTCGAATTCAATCCCTTCAACTAGAGCAGCAAACTTATCCTGCTGTGTCAATGCAAGATCAGAAGCAAGTTCAGAAACGATTTCAAGTCTCTGACCTTCAACAAAATAGTTCTTTAGCTCAACGTTTTCTGAAATTGTTTCGTCAAGTCTTGATTCTAGAGCTTCAACCTTTTCAGCCATTGCTTCTAGAACGTCAACCTTCTCCTCTGGAACACTAATATAGTGCTCAGCGAATAGGTTCTTCAATCCTTCAATGAACTCTTCAGCAAGTTCATTGCGTAGGGTTGATTCGATGGCTACTTCATTTTCTCTCATCCAATTCTCAACAACATAATCTAGATATGTGTCGAGCTTTGATGTCATTTCTTCAGCGATTGAAGAAACTTCTTCCTGTAGCTTTATTTCATATTCTTCTTCAAGACGTGTCTGCTCAGCGATTAGTCTAGCAGATACAGCTGCTTCAAATAGTGTAGCAACGTTCTCTTTAAATTCTTCGGAAAGATCCTGGCCATTGAACATTTCTTCAATGTCTTCCTTGACGTTTAGTTTAGGCATAGCATCGCGAGTTTTTGGCGCTGACTTGCCAGTTGCGTCTGAAGGTTTCATGTCAATAGTTGACTGATTGTGACCTGACTTGTCACCAACACCCCAATCTTTACCTGGTCCAAATTGTGCCTGAACCTGATTGAAGAAATTGATAAGATCTGATTTGCCCATACCAGCCATAACGTTCATAACGCCATGCATTGCTTGTAGCTTTGGCATTGGATCTGAAGGACGAGCGGATGGATGAAGCGACGAAGCTGCTAGTGTTTCCTCTGAAACTTCTGTTTCTTCTTCGCACTTTTTCTTCATTTTCTTTTTTGAAGATTCTTCTTCGTCTTCTTCGTGCTTTCCACCAGACTCGTATTTTGTTTCGTCTAGGTTAGCAACGTCTTCCAGATCGTGTTCGTTATTATCCATTGAAATAGTCTCCTATTAAAGAAATTTAAAATTATTTATAATAATTCTTATTTTAACGTTAAAGACGTTAGATACTTCTCAAAAATATCTAGCTTCTGCTCTTCAAGTTGAGCTTTTGATAAAGTGTGTATATGTTTCTTAGTTTCCTGAAGCTTTTCTTCGTGCCAAGTTCCTTTGACTGGATCGTAAATCCATTCAACGTTTTCCATAATACCATTTACAAAACAACCAGGACCACTTGGGTCAGAAACAATATCAACTGTTGAAAGTTTGAAGTCTGGTTGTACTACCATAACTCCATTAGACTCTTTTAAAGAACCCATACCACGTGTTGAAACACCAAGCTGACCGCCTGATTCTAGGAGACCTCTGGCTATCTCGCCCATAGGTGTAGAAGTAATCTTAGCTTTACCGTTTACATAATTACCATCCCACTTTAATTCTGTGATGATATGAGAAACACGGTCAAGATTAATAGTTGGTCCTGATGGATGATTTAGTTCGCCGAATGCTCTCTTAGCTTTGACTACTTCACGAAGATATCTATCTACTTCATTAACAAGAACATCTTTCTTATAGAGTCTGCCATTCTTGTTCTTTTCTTCGGCTGTCATGAAACGCCCAGTAATATAGTGGTGCTTCTTGCCGTCTTCAGATCTCTCAGTAATATAATGAGTGTCTTCTGTTAATTCGGCGATGAGTTTCATCTGTTATCCTCTGTATTCTACAGGAGCAGCTTTCATATTTGCTCCTACTACTGTGTCAGTTGGACCTTTGGAAAGGACAACTGCTTCTGAACCTAATACTGTTGTGTTAGCATAAACAACACCGTTAGCATAAGCTAGATTTACAACAGCAGCAGAGCCAGTATTAATAACTCTTATTGTTGTTGCTTGATCTACGTTGTTTGCTGATGCGATAGATACTTCTGCGCCTTTTAATTTTACAAACATTATAGTGTTCCTACATCTAATCTACCAGTGGTCCAACCAGCAGCACCAGGTCCGGCGTAGTCAGTGTTTGTTGCTGTCCCTGATTCCGACTGACCATGCATTTTCCATGCTTTGGCGTAAAGAACCTGTGTTCCTTTTTCTTTGCCATACTGTTTAATAAAACGTTCTTTATTAGCTTTGATCCATTTCTCAATCTTTGGGCTTGGTGGAGCTACTTCTTGTATATCTTCTTCTTTAACGATAGCTTTACCAACAGAAGAACCACGCTGTATAGCAGAAAGTTGTTTAGTAACTTTCTTATGCGCTACATCTTCAACACGTCCTTCTGAAACATGTTTTTTATCTGTTAACATTTTCTTGCCCTTATATCTTGGTTCTTTATCGGAACCAGATGGGCAAGCAGCTTCGCCGTGAACTTCGCACATCACACCTTCATTGGTTTGATTACATGCAGCTTCATAAACTCCATCTTTCTGGAATTTATACTTTGAAGTCTTTTCGCCGCCACCCTTCTTACCCTTGAATGCCGCTTCTGCATCATGTGGGTAATCATGAGTCTCAGTGTCATGTTTCTTAATAAAGGCAACGCCATCTTTAGCATTCCACTGATATAAATTCTTATCGTCAATATCTGGCGGAGCAACTGTAGTTTTATTTACTCCAGCGAACTGGCCTTTACCAGCAATATCTCTAAGTTTCTTCGCC